ACGATCGGGTGAACCTTGCCGAGACGGAAGAAGCCGACGCCCGGGAAGGGGGCGTAGACGGGCTTGGGAGTGGGTGCTGGTACAGATACGTCAGGCTCCAGCTTTCCGGCCTTCACGAGGGCGTACAGGGGCTCTCCTGGGCACGCCGTAGCGTAGCCGTCACGGTGGCCCTTGATCTCGCGGCCAGCTCCATACCCACGGAGATACGCGATGGCGTCCTTGAGCCCGCCCACCATTGCCTCGGTCGGGGTCGTGTCGCCTGAACTTCCGAGTAGTGCCATGATCGCGTAGTGCGCCTTATTGAGTGGCTGGCTGCCATTAGCACCCGTCCGCTTACGCTTGCCCCTGCCCTCGAATACGTAGCCGTGGCGACAAACGAGGAGGTTGTAGGCGATGTCCGAGTATCCCTCCGCCACATTGGTGAGATGCGACTTCCGGATCGCCTTGACGAGCGCCACGCAGTCACCGTGCTCCTCGCACTTGACTTCGGTCCCCTCATAGTGAATCTTGCTCCCAAGAGTAGTCAGCTGCTCGGGGGCCGCCGATGCGGGCCACCCGAGATCGCTCCTGCTTACCCACTTCATGGTCATCTGCTACCCCACCAGCTTCCGTTGTTTTCAAGCAGATCCGCCTGGGCCATATAGTCCAGGTCGATGGTAATGGTGCGCTCCTTGTCTCGTGCCGACTGGTACTCGTTGGTCACGTGGAACACGTTGTCGATCTCACCGATCAGCTCTCGGGCGCGGATCTCCGCGAACCAGAGCGCCATTACGGTGTCGGTCTTCTTCTTGGTCTTCTGGCCTGGAGGCATAGGCTCCCAGGTGGTGAGCTGCTCGATGAGCATCTTGACGCCCTCCCCGCTTGAGCGGGAGGGCAGGTGGATCAGGTTCTCCTTGCGCTCCCAGCCCTCGAACAGGACGGACATGGAGGCGACACCGAAGTCTGTATCCCACTTGTTGGAGCCGGTGAAGTGCTCACGGAGAAGGCAGCCACGAGAGCCGAGGAAGTTCTTGATGTCCCGGTTCTGCGTGACCATCAGGTTCATGGCGTTCTTTTCGATGCGCCACTCGTTGATGTTGAACTTGACCGTGAGTTCCTTGATCTTGTCGAAGATGTCGTCAGGCTTCAGGTTTCCCTTCGACCAGACATCCAGGACCCATCGCTCACCGGAGTAGCGGTCTACGCCCATGACAACGGAGGCAGAGTGTCCGGTCATCGCGGGGTCGAACCCGCCGACGATGTACAGACCGTCCATGCCGTTGCGCCTATGTCCAGGCGCTCCCTTGCTCATCACTCCAGCGGCACGCATTCCATCCACTGCGGCAGTGACTGCCTTCATGGGGAAGATCGCGTCCTCGACCACTGACTCCTGCATGTAGACGAGAGCCCAGTTCTTCGGGCTCATAGAGGCGCGGCGCTTCCTTAGCGCCTCGCCGGTCCACATGGGCCAGAGGCCGTCCTCATCCTGCTCTACGAGCTGACGGCCCGCGATGGATACAGGTGGACGGTTGGTCCTTGGCCAAAGCGTGACCCAGTCGTCGCTGGACTCAGCGAATTCAAGAACAGCTGGTTGAGTGAGATAAGTCCATGGGCTTGTCTCCTCTCCGTAGTAATCGTCCTTGATGATCTCACCGTAGAGGTCGATGGGAGCAAGACGAGTACCAACCAGCAGGATGCGGCCACCAGGGTACGAGAGGCGGTTGTAGACCTCTCGCTGGAGCCAGTCCATCTGCTTCTCATACTCATGAGCGTTCTTTCCCGTCACACAGTCGTCGAGGATGATGAGGTCGGCACGAGAGCCGTAGATGTGTCCACCGATACCCAGGGCCTGGACCGTAGGGTCCTTCTCTCCAGAGTCTCGGGTGGAGCTGGATACGTAGATGCTGTCCGCCGTCCAGGCGGACGCTCCGTCATCGAACCCGCCCTCGGGGCCGAAGTCGATCTGGAGCTTCTGGTAGTTCTTGTTCTCCGACGCCAGACGGTCCTTGATTCCACGGAGGAACCTCTTGGCCATCTCCTGCGTCTGAGACACGATGATCACTCGGATGTTCGGATCCTGGCAGATCCGGTACGTCACGTAGTTCATCGTGATCGTAGTGGACTTGGCATGCTCGGGAGGAGTGTTGATCAGAAGGAACTCTGGTTCACCCTTGATGTAGGTCTGATTCTCGTGAAGGTTCCTTGGGTCATCACCCTCCAGTACATCGATCCACTGAAGATGATGGTTGAACAGCTCAGTGTCCAGGTACTCCTTGCACCACTCGGGGAAAGGGAGGATGTTCTGCCTGTTGTCCTCGGCCTGAGATCCGTTCTGCGTCATCAGACGCAGACGGTCCATCTCATCCCTGAAGTTTGCATCGCTCTGTCGGAGGTACTTGTACTGGGCCTCCGTGAGGCCCATGTCCTTGCAAGCCTCCTTGATGGACTTGCCGTTCTTGATGTACTTGACGAAGGTCTGCTTGCGTACCTGAGCATCAGACGTCTTGACCTTCACCCCGCCTCGGTCATAGGACCGAGCCTTCCGAGGATCAGACTTCAGCTTCCGTCCATCCTCGGTCACGAAGACCTTCACTGGTTCTACCCCTCTTAACTATGCAACTCAAACGCCGTGCGGCTCAACTACGGAGGTACCGGCCTTGAGGCCGGACCTCTGAATGGAGGAATGATCCCGAGGTAACCGAGGGGTGTGGCCCCTTATGTTCATCCGGTCTGTCTGGGGTTCAGCGCCCCTGAAGGGCGCTGTTCCCTCTCCAGTGGAACCTCGTCAGCAGGGGGTTCAGCGATGACCCATTGCCTCACTTAGTACCCCTAGTTATATATACCCATCCCTGAGGGGTATCCAGGACAGGGCATTTCATGTGATCTGGGTCACGTGCCTACATCCCTTACGTAGTAAGGGCTCTGAGGGTCCATGTGATGCAAGTCACAGGCATGTATGGTGGATTTTAGAGGGGACTCACTCCCCCATGATCATCCCCGTTTAACAACCCCCGGGTCAGATGTCATGACATGGCAGGGCAAACTGGACATCGGACATCGTGGGACATGGTAGGACATGTGTGGACATGGGCTGGCCAGGCTGGGGCAGGGCTGGCATGGGTGGGCATGTGTTGACATGTACAGAAGGGGCAGCATGTGTACTCATATGCAGGGATATGTGCCCATATACCTACGATATGAAGGCAAATGTCCCGATTCGCATGAGATGTGCAGGCGTGGACTGTCATCTACCCACATACCATGCTATGTACCACCACCTCACGCGTGCGCAGTACAGGACCCGCGCATACGTGTGCGCCCGTTCCATCTCTGATCATACGTGCGTGCTCATGTGAGCACAGGCCTGCCCATGTGTGCATGAGTGGAGGAACAAACAGGACATCAGGGGACATAGGGGAAGACTTATCAGGGCAAGTCGTACATGTCCTTATTCGCAGTGACCTTCGCTCCAGTGAATCCAAGCCTGTTTGATCATGAGATCAGCCTGCCCTCAGGGGCAGGATGTCCTGCTGTGTCCTGGTTTGCCCTGATCTTTTGTCCTAGTTTAGTGTGACATGTGGGCAGCTTCTGGACACTTCAAAGAAGTTTTCTGTGGTGGTGTGTCCTGATTTGTCCTCCGATCCAGTGCCTGACATGTCCGACTTGCCCCAGAATGCCGGCCTGTTCACCTTTGCGGTCACTCCTGCAATCCGTAGTGTTCTGGTTGTCAGCCAAACGAACCGCAAGGGGAGTGAGGCGGGGCTCAAGCCCCGGACAACTTGAGAACTTCAAAGCACGAACAGACTCTTGCTCACACTTGTGAGCATGGGCCAGCACGTGAGGCAGTCACTCCCCATCTTCGGATGGGTGACATGAGCCGAGCGTGTGACCGGTAGGTGATCGAGCACCCCTCTAGCCCGTAAGGGCACATGAGTGAGGATTAGCGGGTTACCGGTTAGGTCTTGACAAGGTTCCTGTGAACCTGAGAGAGTCCAGCCTGATCCGCTTGCTTGGGCAAGCGTCTCGGATCACGATGCTAACCTTCGGGGATGCGTGAACGAGGCGTGAACCGAGCTACAGGATCGCTAAGGCAAGGGACTTGACAAGGTGAACACGACCTGAAAGAGTCTGACTCGTGCCGAGGAGCCATCAAGGTCCTTGACGCTAGAACCAACGCCCGGAGTAAGGGGAGTCCCCCGTCAGATCTTGACGGATGGGCGAACTTTAAGCCAAGAGCGGTAACCACAGTGAGAGCTGAGCTGTACTCACTCCCCGAGAGGGGTGCCCGACTTGGTCAAAGGCAGCGTCTGTTCCTTACCGGTCACCATGCCGGAACCAATTACATAAATGCAGTGTGTGATCCCAGGCAGAGAAAGACTGCCCCCTGGATCGTTCATGCTTCCGTCAGCCGCTACAGTAGGGCCACGGGGGTGATGTACGTTCGATCGGATCGTGTGTGCTGCTCTGAGGGGTACAGGCTTACATAGGCTGTGCTTGAGGGGCGGTCCAGGCAGGTTCACACACACTCTCTTCCCTGTAGATGTGATACCCTCTCTAAGGGGGAACTTACGTCTACTGGGAAGGCTAGAGAACATGCGCACAATCACTCCAGTCATCGACCGGCTGTCAGCCAAGGTGATCAAGAGGGAGAACGGTTGCCACGAGTGGCAGGGTTCGACGCGTGGACCAATGGGTTACAGCAGCCTGAGCAACACTCCAGGCTCGCTCCCAAGGATGGTCTATGGGCACATCGTGTCCTACAGGCACTCCAAGGGCACCATCCCTTCGGGGATGGTGGTTCGTCACACCTGTGACAACCCCATCTGTGTCAACGCTGAGCATCTTGTGCTCGGAACGCACAAGGACAATCGACAAGACGTGATTGACCGTGGACGTGAGGGTGACTCGACTCCTTACAAGATTACTGAGGACGACGTCCGTGAGATAAGGAAGCTCCACGCTGATGGGCTTGGAATCCTGCCGATCGCCGCAAGGTATTCGGTGGGCAAGAGTCAGGTCGGCAGGATCGTCCGAGGAGAGAGGTGGGCGCATGTGATCTAGCTTCCCCCCTTGTTGAGGGGCTTGCCGGTCATGAGACACTCTTACGAGTGTCCACGTGGCCTTCTGAGCCCTTCGGGGAGCCGCTCCGGTCCTTCGGGACCGGGCGGTTGTCCGGGAGCCTCACACAGGCTGTGAGGGCCTTAAGATAAGGGGAGAACATGAGCACGTACACCTTCATCTGCCTGGTAGATGGACAGCGTGTCGGCGGGAGTGACGAGAACACCCTTCAGGAGATCAATGACCTGATGGAGTGCATCATGTGCAACCACGAGAACGGTTGTCCCTCGCAGAACTTCATGGAGACGTTGTACCTGTTCGATCAGGCCGTGCTTGTCACTCCCGACGAAACGGGAGTAGGCATCAGTATCGCCTACCTGAACAAGTAGTCAGTGACCACAGAGAGCCGACACCTTCGGGTGTCGGTTGTCTCGGCATCACTGCCGAACACAAGGGAGAGAGACCTTGAAGAGCATTGAATACAATGACGCCTTCATGGGTAGTGGCGACCCTCTCAAGGGTTCCATGATCCCCGGTTTCGGTGCGGGCAACCGTACAGCCTCCACCCCACGGGTGGGGCGTAACCGAGCGAAGGCCAAGGCACCGCTGAAGCCCGTAAAGAAGGGCTTGGCGCGGTGTGCTGTCTCTGTCAGGTCCATCGGTGACCGCACCTTCGAGGTGCGCGTCAAGGGCACCCTTCACATTCTGGGGCACATCCGCTCCAGTCAGGGCGCCAAGGGCAAGGCGTACAGCTACCGCATCATCGGAGAGGCAAGCCACAACGGCTTCGCCTCTCAGAAGGCTGCCGTCGACCGGATGCTGGAGAAGTGCTGATGGGCTCGGTGATGTTGTTCATCGGGTTCATCGGCTGGCATTTCCTTCTCCAAGCCGTACTTCTGGAGGATTGATGATCCTGTACGCCATACTCGGCTCCTGCGGGATGCTGACGGGCTGGAAGTTCACTCTGGACTGGTTCTGCAAGAGCTGAGGTGATCCACAATCTCATCGGTGCTCGTCTCGAACGAGCACACGATGTGTGCCATGGATTATGGTACAAACCCACACAAGCCATCGCCTTCGGCGATGGGTGGCTTCGGAGCGAAGCTCCGATGACAAGGGGAGAGAATCATGACCGACCACTCCGCAGCCGTCAACGCCGGTATCCAGCTCCTGGACGCCGAGCGTCCCGGCTGGAAGTCGGAAGTCGACCTCGACAACCTGGACCTGGGTTCGTGCGGTGTCTGCGTGCTGGGTCAGATCTTCGGAGAGTACTCCGAGGGCCTGTCCGAGCTGGGCATCAGCATGGGCTCGCGCTACGGTTTCGACCTGGTGGGCGGAAGCGGCTCGTACACTGAGCTGACCAAGGCCTGGAAGGACGCTCTCGGCACGAACAACGTGCTGGTCGAGAAGGGCGACGTGTACAAGGACACCTACGGCTACGCCGTCAAGGTGCTCCAGACGCACCTCATCTCGGTCGACGGCAACACCATCACCACGTACATCGTGCAGACCGGCTCGGCCAACACGGCGGGCGTCTTCACGCCGTACAACGCCAAGAGCGTGTCCGTCCTCCTGAAGGCGGACTTCGAGACCACGTACAAGATCAAGGTCGAGAAGTTCGCTCCGAAGAAGGGCATGTTCGTCACGAACGCGGCGGGCCAGAACTTCTACATGGTCAGCGACGACGAGGTCCGTGAGATCAAGCACGGCTCGTACTTCCGCTACCTGCGGACGGAAGACCTGGTGGGCATGAAGGAGATGCTCACGGGTCCCGGACACAAGTTCTCGTCGGTGATCGTCAAGTGATCCAATCGCACTAGCTGCGAGGGTGCGACAGGATTCTTCGGAATCCTGTCGGGCCTGCCTAGCTATGTTCGGTTAGGTACAACTCTGCACAAGGGGAGAGAATCATGGGACTCAAGGCTCTCGACAAGACGTACGAGATGTTCTCGGTC